GAACTGGATAAATATGCTGTAACGGAAATAGAGGGAGATAAAGTATACCTTAAAATTAAAGCGCCTATAGGCTCGCCTCAAAGCGAAAAAAGCAAAGATGTAATATCACTCAAAGAATTTCAGGCTGGCAAGACTGTATATAAAAAGCTGAACTATGCACCGGTGACTGTATCCCATATCGAGCCGAAGCCGGAGATCAAAACAGAAGAAGAAAAACGTGCGGAGAGGATCGCAAACGCTCGCAAAAGGTCAGAAGCAGCGAAACAAAACGAGAACTTTCCGATTGACAAACCTGCCGGAAATGAAGACCAAATTGACAATAATGAATCAAAAGAGACAAAACTTGACGATCTTGACAGAATAGAAAAACTGATAAACAAAGGACTACTCACAATAAATGAGGGCCGCGCTGAACTCGAATATCAATCCATAGACGATCGATCGCTTATGCCGGTAAGAAAATATCTTCATGATATAAATCAACTGATAAATATAATGACTCCGATATGCGCAGTTGATGATGACGTTCTCCAGGATACTGCCAAATTAGCATATAAGATACTGATATATGGATTAAACGACGAATTCGTAGGAACAAAGGAGGCAAAAGATGAAAGTGAAAAGGTACATTCCATGCCCGATATGCGGAAATGAGATATTACTGTCGAGGCACTGCAAAGCAGAGGGAGACATGATCTGTCCATACTGCGAAAAGACATTCCACTATTCGCCAGATGACTATATTGTTCGTGACGAAAAAGGCAAACCAGTAAGGAGAAAAAAATGAGGATAGGTAACGAAGAAGAATATAAAGACATATTGTATTTCTGCGATCCGGAAAAAAATAAGAAATGCAACAAAAGGTTGTGCTTTAAAAACGATGGCCCATGCCATAGCACCCCAAATCCTGAGTATGCATTTATCTCAGGCGTTCATAATAGGCCTGCGGTCGCGGGAATAATAACTTACACCAAACAACACCCTGAAGGAAAAATACTCAAATAAGGAGGCGATTAAAATGCTGAGAAGTATAAATATCTGCATAGGCGTACTCACAGGAATAATGATCATCTTTATGTTCGAGTGCGCATCTATGTTTTTCTACTGCTTTGAGCCGGTATCGTTTCAGGTGCTGCAGCGAAGCACGGTCATTATGATAGTGGCCGGATCCGCTACAGTTATAACCGCAATAATAACCTCAATCAGACTACACCGGACATATCTCGAATTGCTTCGAGGCGCAAAGGAGAAAAAATGAAACCAATATATAAACCTGCCGGCGCCGCCGGTGAATATGCTAATCTTGCAATAAATATATATACCGGGTGCCCACATGGCTGCACATACTGTTATGTACCAGGCATTATACGCCGGAGTAGGGAAAAATTTCACACGAATGTACGGCCCAGAGAAAATATAGTTGAAGAGGTCCAGAAACAGATAAAGAAAGAACAGATACGAGGCAAGCTGATACACCTATGTTTTACTTGCGATCCGTACCCTACAGGATATGACTGTTCGCCGACCCGGGAAATTATAAAAACAATAAAGCAATCCGGCAATCATGTCCAGATATTAACAAAAGGAGACGGCAGCAGAGACATGGATCTGTTAGATGAAAACGACTGGTACGGAACAACCATTACATGTACTGGCGAGCAAAGATTGTTTACAGAACCAAACTCAATACCTACACTATCGCGGCTTGAAAATCTGGAAAAAGCCAAGAAAAAAGGCATCAAGACATGGATATCGTTTGAACCTGTCATATCGCCAGACGCAGTTATAAGCTGCATCATTGGATATTTTGACTGGTTTGACAAGATAATGATAGGCAAACTGAACCATCATAAATCAGATACTGACTGGGCCGCATTTGGAAGAGCGATAGAGAATGTCTGTAAAGAAACCGGAGTGGACTACTACATAAAAGATAGCCTCAGAGAGGAAATGAAAAAATGAACCCGAAATATGCAGATCTCACCCATGAAGAATTTGTATCAGCATTGCATGATATGACGGCAATGGGAATGACATATGATCAAATAAGCGAAGAAACCAATGTACCGAAAGGAACAATCGGGTTTTGGATAACCAAAATAAGACATGGAGAGACGATACCATGGCCATATAAGGGCAGACCTACAAAGAGACCTGGACGGTGCAAGAAAATAAGACTATCCAAAATAGGAGAATGTTACCGAGATAAACCTTTGCCGGAACAAGATTATGCCAAACTGCAGAAACGGGAAACACTCATGATCGTAAAGGCAAAAGCGATCTTGAAGGAGGACAAAAAATAATGAAAGACATTGAATATAACATAGAAGAACATATAGCCACTATAAGCAGTAATAATAGCGGATGGTCTCTTGAGATCAACAGAGTCTCATGGGACGATAAGCCCGCGAAGATAGATATCAGATCCTGGAATGAGAACCATACCAAGATGGGCAAAGGCCTGCGTCTGTCAGACGAAGAATATCAAAAGCTGCAGGAATATTTTAGAAGGTAATAAAAGAATGATTACAGCATACGCAAAAAGAATAAAAGGATAATAGAAAGGAGCAGATAATGATTCGCTTTATAAACAAAGATATATCTCATTTCATAGCCTTCCTAAACAATCAGTATCCAACACCACAAACTGTATATATACATATTCTTGAAGGCTATGACACAGTTGACACAAATAAAGGCAAAGGCTTCGGAGTATTTAGAACTGATACTAAAGAGATATTTGTAGCAGGAGATATGCCGGATGAACAGTCACTGTTTGAAACAATTGCTCATGAATATTACCATTTTATTGAAAGCTTAAGATTTAATAATAAAAATTATGACGAAGGCAAAGCGACAAGATTCGCAGAACATGCATATGAGAAATATAAGCGTATACAGGAAATGTGGGAATTTGGCAGACTTTAGATGAATTAATCTTCCATTATATATATAAGGAAAGCAGAGCGCCTAAAGAGGCGCATAAGATGTCCGTAAGAGTATTAATAATCCGTAGAGGTAAGCATGAATATCATAAAAGAGACATGCGTCGCTGGCGCCTGTATAGACACCACATATAAATTTTCTACCAGGTTCATGAAGCACGAAGGGAAAAGAGCACCGAGAATGAATCCTACTCCGGAAGATGTCTGGAAGGTAAACACGAGAAATGCCGAAAGGGACCTTGCCAGGATATTAAATCATAATTTCGGTCCTGGAGACTGGCATCTGGTGCTGACATACAGGGCCGAACCCACAGCAGCAGAGGCAAAGAAGCACAAAGAATATTTCTGCCGGCTGGTTAAGGGCTGGGCAGACAGGAACGGAAAAAAATTCAAGTGGATTGCTGTCACAGAATATAAACACGCAAGGATCCATCACCATGTCGTATGCTCACACCTTCCGCTGGAGATTATAAACGAGTTGTGGAAGCGTGGACATGTAAGAGTGACGCCACTGGACAAGACCAGGAACTATACGAAGCTGGCACATTACTTAGTAAAAGAGACATCCAAAACATACAGAGATCCAGACAGTGTGAACCATCGCCGCTGGACATGCAGCAGGAATATAGTCAGGCCGGAAGTGAAAAGGCAGATAGTATCTGAACGAGAAATATATAAAGACATAAAGCCGCTGAAGGGCTACTACATCGATCAGGACTCTATCCGCAGGTATGACCATAAGGTCACAGGTCTGCCACATCTGGAATATATACAGGTGGCTACCGAGCAGCCGAGATATAAGCGGTGGTACAAAGGGGCAACTGTAAAGCGAACTGAAAACTATAATCATCTGCTGCGTCATGAAAAGCAGCTGGCTTTTAGTATGATCGGAGAGGTGGACGAATGAAACGGAAAGATGTTGAACAGCTTCGAGAACTCATAGCACAGTCCAGATCTGTCAAGATATCCATGATTCATCCGGAACGCATCATGGTCAGCGACTGGTATAATGACTATCGATCCGGCAAAGCTATACCAAAACCGATGGCCGGATATGATGATGGCCAGACAAAATACAAAGAACTGGAGAAAGAGCTGAGGGAGCTGAATAAGCGAATAGACCTGAAGGTTCAGGAAATAGAAGCATGGCTTGATTCACTGGAACATCGGATAGATCCCATGATGTATGCCATACTCCGTAACTACTACCGGAACGGAATGTCACAGGAAGACATAGGTCTTGAGGTGGGCTATGCTCAGTCAAGTGTACATAACAAAATCGAAGAGTTTTGGACTGGAAATAAACATTGATAAGATTGATAATGGATCTGTGATATTATGTTATTGGAGATAAATAACCAGGACCGGAGGCCGAAAGGCTTCCGGCTTTTTAATGCCATGAATTATAAAAACAAACGCTGGAAGATACTGAGAGAACGGAGACTGAAGAAGGACGGATATCTTTGTGCTGAGTGCAGACGATACGGAAAGCATGTCGATGCGACCGTTGTACATCATGTTTACCCTGCAGAAGATCATCCTGAGTGGAGATATAAGCTCTGGAACCTTATAAGTCTATGTCCTCAGTGCCATGACAAAATGCATGACCGTATTACTAAAAAATTGACAGCACCTGGAATTGATTTGCAGAAAAGAACCCCCCCACCCCCGGAGGAATAGAATCTGCTGGCTGGAGACCGGGGTCAGAAATCATTTCCATATCTGAAATGATTTTTCTGAAGAGGGGGACTTAAATATATAAAAAACAAAAAAAGAGCATCTTCAAAAACAGGTCAAAAAAAACACGGAAATGAAGAGGAAAACAATATGTTTGGTTAAAAAAGGTGATGAAAATGGCACTTTCTGAAGAAGACAAAAAAATAAACAAGATATTCCGGAAGACAAAAAAAGCCATGGAATCTTTAGAGGTGTATCAGAAAGAATTCGACCCTGTGATCAAAGCATATGCCCGTGTCAGATATCAGCACGACATCATAAATGCCAAGTGGGAAGAAAGCGGCATGGAGATCACGGAAGAATATACGAATAAGAACGGATCCATGAACCGCCGCAAGACAGCCGAATATCAGGCCCTCGAAACGATACGCCGGGACTTGCTCAATTATGAGAATGTCCTCGGGCTGACTCCTATAGGATTGAAGAAAATAAAGCAGAAGGCTCTGAAGAAGCGGGGAAAAAGCAAACTGATAGAAGGGATAAATGACTGTGACAGTTAAACATTTTGACGAAGTTATGCAATATGCAGAAGATATCATAGCTGGCAGGATCAGAGCGAACGAATATCGGATAAAAAGCTGTCAGAGATTCCTTGATGATATCAATGATCCGGATTACGAAGTCAAAATAAAAGACGCGGATTTTGTAATAAATCTTATAGAGCGTCAGTTCGTACATGAACAGGGTGAGACCATACCGGGAAAGCCATTACTGGGAGCGCCTTTTCTGCTTAGTGCATATCACAAATTTATCATCTTCGGGATACTGTCGATTTTTCATAAAGGGACCGATATCAGGAAGTACAAAGAAGCATTTATATATATACCGCGTAAGAACGCAAAAACAACATTTACCGCTGCGCTTTCTTGGGCGCTGGGGATTCTGCAGCGCAAGAGCGGATCAAAGATATATCTCGTATCCGGAGCGCTTAAACAGTCGCTGCAGGCTTTCGATTTTCTTAAGTTCAATGCTCTCAGGCTTCTGGAAGATGAAGATGAGGATTCGTACAGGATCATAGATAATAATAATGAGCATAGCGTAACTGTCAATTTCGGAGACGGGTTTCTCAAAATAGAGGCACTGGCAGCCAATCCGGACGTACATGACTCTTTTAACTGCAATATAGCCATAGCGGACGAAGTGCATGCTTTCAAAAAAACTAAGCAGTATAACCTTTTCAAAGAGGCCATGAAAGCATATACGAATAAGCTCATGATCGGGATTACGACCGCCGGCGACAATATGAATAGTTTTTGCTACCGCCGGCTTGTATATGCAAAAAAAGTGCTGGATAAGACTGTAGAGGATAAAGAGCTTTTTATATTCATAGCAGAAGCAGATCCGGACAAAAACGGAAATATAGATTATACGAATCCTCTGGTGCAGGAAGAAGCCAACCCGGCATACAATATCATAATAAGACCTGATGAAATACTCAATGAAAGTATCCAGGCAATGAATGATCCGCAGCAGCGAAAAGATTTTCTTTCGAAGTCATTGAATGTATATACATCGGCCATGAAGGCATATTTTGATATAAGCGAATTCCAGAAGAGCGATGAGAAATATGACTGGACCATGGATGAACTCAAAAGAATGCCGATTAAATGGTATGGCGGATCTGATCTGTCCAAACTGTATGACCTTACAGCCGGTGTTTTGGCAGGCATGTATGAAGATATCCTGATAATGATACCGCATGCATGGTTCCCGATTATAAAAGCAAAGGAAAAGGCTGAAGAGGATAATATCCCGCTGTTCGGTTGGCAGGATGACGGCTGGCTCGATATGTGCAATACTCCGACTGTCAACCTGGCCGACATCGTGCAGTGGTATATCGATAAAAGAAAATCAGGATTCAAGATCAAGCAGGTCGGACATGACAGAAAATTTGCCCGGGAATATTTCCTGCTGATGAAGAGGCACGGATTCAATATCATAGACCAGCCGCAGTATTTTTATAAAAAGTCAGAGGGCTTCCGGTTCATCGAAAAAAAGGCGAAAGACGGAAAGCTTTATTATATGCACGCAGAGCCATATGAATATTGCGTGCAGAACGTGCGTGCAATCGAGAAAACAGACGACATGATCCAATACGAAAAAGTTGAAAAAACGATGCGAATAGACATTTTTGACGCATCGGTTTTTGCAGTAGTCAGAATGCTTGAAGATCTTGGAGTAAAGGACAATCTGCATAACTGGTTCGGATGAAAGGGGATATAGATGCGAAATCCTTTTAAAAAACAGAGCAGCTCACGAAGCGCTCTGGCATATTTCCTGAGAAATGATGATAGCGATGTCTACATACCAGGATATCATCTGGCACGCAATTGCGACGAAGTAAAACGATGCGTAAACGTCATAGCGGACTATGTATCGAACATGACCATAATGCTTCTGAGCAATACGGACAAAGCCGGTGATGACCGTATAAGAAACGGCCTGTCCAGGTTCATAGACATAACACCATGCAAGACCATGACGCGGAAAGCATTTATACAGCATATCGTAAATGAAATGTATATCAAGGGGAATGCAGTCTGCCTGCCTGAGTTCGATAATAGCGGACATCTGACAAATCTCAGGCCGTTGCTCAACCCGCAGTTCATAGAAGACCCAGTAAACGATTCATACAAAATTCTGTACAACGGTATATCTTTCGAACCGGATGAAGTCCTGCATTTTGTACGAAAACCGAATAAAAGCAAGCCATATAAGGGAGTCGACTGCGTAGACTCTCTTACAAATACAATCCAAAACCTTTTACAAGCCCAAGTTACCAAAAAAGGTTTCCTGCGTAGCGAATGGAAACCGTCGTTGGTGGTCAGTGTAAGCGCAGACGCTGAAGAGCTCCAGGATAAGGAGCTACGCGAAAAAATACTCAAAAGCTACACAGAGACTAATCGAGCCGGAGAACCATGGCTCATACCTGCAGGCGAAATCGACGTAAAAGAAGTAAAACCGCTGTCACTTGCTGATCTGGCTATTCAGGACGGACTCAACCTGGATATAAAATGCGTGGCTGCGGATCTTGGCGTACCTCCGTATGATATCGGAATTGGAGAATTCTCAAAAGATGCGCATAACCATTTCATCGGTTCAACAGTATATTTCACGGCTACGGTTATAGCGCAGGAGCTTACCAGAAAAATACTCTATAAGCCGGAATGGTATGTCAAGTTCAACAATAAATCATTGATGCAATTTACACCTGCAGAAAAAATGACAATGGTCGGAGCATTGACGGACAGGGGGATACTCACCAGAAACGAGGGCCGCACCGAGTTCGACTATCCGCCTGTAGACGATCCGGAAATGGATGAGCACCAGGTACTTGAGAACTATATTCCGATAGACAAGCTCGGATCACAAAAAAAACTGGAAGGAGGAAAAGATGACAAATAAAGCAGACAGCATACAAATGCGGCACTCATATATGCCCGGGAATCACAGGCTGACAACCCGCGAAGGAATGAACAATGAAAAGTATATACAGGGATATTTCATAGTTTTCAATCAGCGTACAGAGCTTTGGCCTGGAGTTTTTGAGCAGGTTGCGCCCAGCGCTGCCGATGAATCTGTCGCAAATAATGATATCCGGTGTTTGTATAACCATGACAGCAACATTATTTTAGGCAGAAAATCAGTCAACACAGCGGACTTCAGGATAGATTCAAAAGGCCTGTGGGGCGAAGTGCTGATAAATGAAAATGATACAGATGCCCTTAACGCATATGAACGTGTGAAAAGAGGCGACATAAGCGGATGTAGCTATGGATATTATCCGGAGGCCGAAAGCTACGAAGAGCTTGCCGATGGATCTGTTTTATGGACAGAAGAAAAAGTTGACATCAAAGAAGTGTCCATATGCACATTCCCTCAATATGAGCAGACAGAAGTCGAAGCCAGATCAAAAGAATATGCTGCTCATAAAGGCAAACATGCCGAACAGCGAAAAAAAGAACTTAAAAAAAGATTGGAGGATCTGAAAAATGCTTAAACTGTTGAAACTTCGCAAAGAACGCAAAGAAAAAGAAAACGATCTGAACAAGATCAGAGATAAGCAGGCTGATTATCAAAAGCGTGAAGAGGAACTTGAAACAGCTCTCGGTGAAGCCGAATCCGATGAAGACATCAAGGTCATTGAAGACGATATAGCGCAGCTGGAAAAAGAAGAAGGTGAAGAGGATCTCAGCGCCGCCGCCGCAAAACTGGAATCGGAAATAGAAAACATTAATTCCCAGATAACTGACATAGAAGAAAAGACCAAACGC